TAAAAGGAATGTCTGATGAGCAAATCATGCAGGCAATAGGTCAAGACGATGGATCTAATATGGGTAATAATATACCTAGATTAGCAATCAATCGTACACCTGAAGATGACGATGGTAATCAATTACCAGTTGGTCATTTTTATACTTATGATTCAAACATAGGTCAAAACATTTTTGGTAAACCAATAATGTTAAGGCCATTCATAAGTGCGATGCAGTATATGCATTATGATGCCGAGAAAGGCGAGTATATAAATAGATCTATTATATTTAAAAGCTGGAAAGAAGAAGCTGTAGATATTTTAGGTGGTACTAAATGTGGTAAGATACCTTTCAAAGAAAGGTCTAGTCTTACACCTGAGCAACTAGAACAACAAAGAACAATACGATGTTATAAACTAGTGTATGGATTATTATCTTTTAAAGGTGGTAAAACTGCACAAGGAGCTAATCATGACGTAGAGAACTTACCTGTTCTATATAGAGTAACTGGTACAGCATTCTCACCTGTGAGTGCTGCTTTAGATCAATTGAAAAAAAGAAAAAAACTTATGTTTAATTCTGTTTTATCTCTTGATACTAAACGTCAGAAAAAAGGTGGTAATGTATTTTATGTACCTGAAATAGCTGTAAATGCTGATGCTAATTTACAGTTATCTGACACAGATATGGAAACTTTAAAAGTGTTTCAGGAATCTATTGATACAGAAAATGAAGAAGTTATCAGCTTATATAATACAGCTAAAACTAAAAAACCTAATGGTTCTGATTCTGTTGATGTAGAAGTTGTTAAAGAACTTGACGATGAATTACCTGAAGCTGTGCTGTCTAAGTAATGAATAGCATACTTTTAAAAGTACAGAAATATCTTGACCAAGTGTCAAAGAGTCCCGCACAAGTAGACAAAAAACTTGTAGAGGAGTTTGGTGAGGCGTGTAAAAACGCCTTACTAAAACAATTTAGTGAAGATAGAAGTTCTAAGTTTGAACTTAGAATGTCAAATGTAGGTAGACCCTTGTGCCAGTTGCAGATGGAAGCTAAGGGTATAAAAGGTGAGGGACAATCTTACAATGTTAAAGTTAGAAATACTTTCGGTGATATTATAGAAGCATTAGCATTGTTTGTAATGAAATCTGCAGGAGTGGAGATAAAAAATGAACAGAAACAAGTTAAATATAAATTTAATGGAGATACGATTGAAGGAAGACAAGATGTTGAGATTGATGAAAAAATATGGGACATTAAAAGTGCATCGCCATATTCGTTTGAAAAAAAATTTGGTGAAGAGGGTGGATTTAACGAGGTTGTTAAGGATGATACCTTTGGTTATGCATCACAAGGATTTTTATATGGCGAGAGTCAAAAGAAAAAATTTGGTGGGTGGATAGTAATAAATAAATCTACAGGTGAATGGGTAGTTTGTGAGACACCTAAACTTGTAGAACCATATAAAAGTGAAGCTATAAAAAAAGCTAAAGATAATGTAAAAGCAATCAAAGATGGTGTACCTTTTAAAAGACAATATGATGCTATTGAAGAAACATTTAGAGGTAAACCTACTGGTAATAAAGTTTTGGGCTTGGCT